CCCCATGATACACACGAACTATCGGCCAACAAAAATCCCTACCATCAGCCGCAACCTGGTACTCCTCATACTTCTCAAAGTCATCATTATGCACACCATCATGGTTCTCACAATACACATCAGAACAATACCCGTTCTCAACGCCTTTACGAAGCCATTTCAAAAAACCCGCATCCATTATCTCTTACCCCGGTTCCTAGCCCTATTCTTAGAAGGACTCTCTACAGTATAACCGCCACCCTTCTTATGTGACACATCATTACCGCCCTTACCAGCAATACCCCGGCGAACACGTTCCTTCTGCAAATCAGCACGATACTTCTTACGCTTCGCAGACTTATGATACTTCGTGTCATACGCTTTCTTCTTCGCCTTAGCTTTAGGATTCTTCGCATAATACTGGGCCGATTTCTTAGGCTTAGCGCTTTTTCTAGGAGCCATTTACCACTTCACTTTATTAGCCCAATACGCAGCCGACATCTTACCCTTCTTAATGTTCTTCGCATGACGAGCCTTAAACGACCTCGAACGAGCAGTATTCTTCTTATCACCAGTCTTACCCTGCTGACCAAACCGAATAGTTTTAATCTGATTACCCTCTTTAGCCACAACAACATGCGACTTCGTTTTATGCTTAGGAGTACGCTTCGGCTTATTATACCCAGACACACCAGCCCTAGCCAAACGAGGATCTTTCTTAGAAGGCATTACTTACGTTTCCGTTTCTTAGCTGTCTTAGCCGACTGCTTAAAAGCCTTAGCAGTAGGCGCACCCTTAGAACCCGGCTTACGCATACGCTCACCAGAACCAGCCTTAATACGCTTACGCTTCGCATGTATATTAGAATACAAACCTTTTTTCTTAGCAGGCATTACTTCTTACGCTTCATCTTCTTACGACCAGCAGCCTTAGCCTTTTTAGAAGGCCGACCCCTCTTACTCCCATAAGTGCCTTTACCATACGGCATAACTATTCTCCTTTACTGACAACTTTCACAATACTCAGGATTCTCTAACCCACACTCTAACACTTCATCATCATCAACATCCCACAATTCATCAAAATCTTCAAAATCCATAAAAAACTTCCCTCCATACTGTTGCCAAAATAAACAAACCAAGATACTCTACCCTATAGACCAAAACCAACAGGGAACTGTGGACCCTTGACCAACCACAGCAACGCTTGTAAGAAGCGCCCGACTAACCCTCGGTGCGTCACCCGTCAGAAGGGTATCGGACCCCTGCCCCAACAATAAGGCAGAGGCGTAGCGCAAAGGACAAAGCGACTACAAAGGCCGGAGCTGCCTCAAAGCTCGGAAGGAACCAATGGACACCCACGCCCAAACACAAACAAAACACCCACCAACAAAACACCAAACACCCCACAACAAAACAACAAAAACAAAAAAAAACCACCACACAACCACCCACAACCCACCACACAACCAACCACCACAAAACCAAAACACCCAAAACACAGCTATCACAAGGGGGGGGAGGGGGGAGCCTCGGCATTTCGACCCTTTTCTCGACATAATCGAAGAAAGTCGAGGAGGCTAGCGAGACTTACCTATTGTCTTGTTATTGGGGCCGGTGGCAGTTGTGGTCCGGTGATTCTTTTGAGGTCGGAGCCGGATGGGGTAGGTTCGAGTTTCGCAGCTGGTTAAGTCGGTTGGTCCTTGCCCAGGGTTTCAGTCGGTTGGGGTTCTTTCGTTGTGTATTGGTGGCCGGTGGTCACTATCAGCGCTACCGATATGCCTATGGGTTCTGTTATTGGTGGTGTTTTCCGGTGGGTTATCGTACCGGAGGCCGTCTATGAATGCGTTAGGGGTGATATGAGGAGGAGGAATTAGGGCCAAAACGTGAGAGAACCCACTAACCGAAGCTAGTGGGTTCTCTCTTGGGGGGCCGGTGGCTAGATGTAATCTAGAAATTCATCATCATCAGGGGATAGATCGACGTTATGCTTTTCATTAAGCTCCTCGATTTTATTCTCGAAGTCGTCGCTACCTACTCCTATGATATTGATACGCTTCTCTAGTCCTCCTAGGTGTGCGTCGTCATATCGTGGTGTAGTCATGGTGTCACCTCCTCCCTTTACGCTTTAAGTCTGGATAATCTACTAGGTAACTAACAGCCTTGAAGATGAGAAAGAACAGCAGCGCTAAGGCCACGGTTTCACAGGCTAGCCATATCAGTAGTCTGAATGTTTCTATCATCGTGTAAGGCTCCAGAGTATGAGCAGTATCAACAGCGCTGCTGCTAGGCCTGCGCTCATAGCTGCTTTTCAGCTTCTGCCATTGCGTCAGCTATTACCGAAGTACCGAAATCTTCTAGCTCATCATTCATTTCTAACTCTCGCAGGACATTATTAATAGAGCGGAGCTGTTCGTATACTTCCCGCTTCGTGCCGCGAAACGAAATGTCTGTAACTCCTCCTCCGCTGTTAATAATTCTTTCTATCTGGCATCCACCGTAAGCAAATGAAACGGTGAAGTGCCCTACAGTATCCCATTCAGGTTCGTAGATCCCGAAATGGCCGTTAAGAATCCGGAGCTGATACTCCAAATGTCTAATGGTTATTCTCTCCATAAGGTTTTCCTCTCTTAATTGGTTACCTTCAGCATAGCCGGAGGTTTTCGCAGTTGCTGAATTGATCCGCAACTGTGCCGCCTACCCTCCGAATATGTGCGGATCATGGAGGCAGGCAGCCTAGGCTACTTTCCGGTTCTTAAATCGTTTCGTCGTTTCCCAGGGCTCGTGCTGGAAACCCTCTAAAGGTTTTAATGCTGCCAACCAGTAATCACTATCAGCGACATCTATACCTAAAGGCCAAATATCGGTGGGTTATCGTAGCCGAGCCTGCCTATGAATGCGTTAGGAGCGAAATGAGAAGGCCAAAAACAGAAGAACCGGCCATTTCTGGCCGGTTCTTCCTTGAAACGCTTAGTAAGCGACTAACGGGGACTTGTCAGTCGTCGGAGCTTACTAGGGATAGCGTTTCAGTTTCTGACGCATCGTTTTGCGCTTCAATCGCTTCAGAGATGAGTTTCGGTAGGTGTTTGGTGTCAAACTTTACCGTCAATCCCTGAATGCGGAGAGAAACGTAACCTCCCATAAGATACATCCAGCAGTTGCCCCCTACGTCTGTAGTGAGATCTACTGTTATCTCATCGGCATTTACTTTATTTACCGTCGTGATATCCATTTTCTTTTCACCTCCTTTTGGAATAGTTTGAATCGGATGCCCCATTTGAAGGTAATCCGAAGGTTATTAACAGCTTCAGCGATACTCTTGCTAATCATTTCGTTTACTTCCCTGCGGAAGTCATCTAAGTGATGATGAACTTGGGTATCAAAGTCCTCGACATCTTCACATTTCAAAGTGATGAGTCGCTTGATCTCAGAAACATAGTCAGACATATCAAGGTCAAGCCCGTGATAATCGAGGTAGTGCTCAATCTGAGAATCAACGTCAAAGTCACTGTCATCAATTTCGCTGATCTCCTCATCGCAAATATCTCTTACCGTTTTCTTAAACTCAGATAATTCACTCTGGATAGTTTCAGCGACGTAGCGCTTGATATCTTCCGGTTGGTCAAGATCCATGTCGAGATCCAGATAGCCGTAGCTATCTTCACCGTTGAACCATGCTCGGAAAGAATCAGGTGTTATCTGACGCTGCACCGGAAAATCATTCAACCGAAGAACTACAGCCGCAGGACTCCATCTACCCAAATCATTTGCGTAAAAGGAATAAGCATCCCCTTTACGCTCAAATGGGCCGATGATGTCTCTACGGTTCTGAGGATCTCCGGCAGCAGGATCATATTCACCCTGCTCATTTATAGGATGCTCTATCCAGTCATGGAGTAGATACCATCCGTCTTTATCAGTCATATAAGACTCCCTTCATTAATTGGTAAACCCAACCGTAGCAGCAAAAGCAGCTCGACGTTGAATCCCTGCGAACATTCCTCGAACAACTGCGGATCATGGAGGTTTAGAGATAAGCGAGTTTCCGCTTATTAAATCGTTTCGTCGTTTCCCTGGCCGCTTGCTGACAAGACTTCAAATTTATCAAAAAGCGTGTATGATTATCACTATCAGCAATATCTATACCTGTTGCTGGTACACCAATTAATGAAAGGAAACCTTATGAAAGGTGATTACCAAGAAATATACGAGATCTGGCTTAATCTAGAAGATTACCCAGAAGACTCGGAAGTGTCAGAGTTATATGACACTGTTTACAGCTATAAAGCAGCTAAAGATGCTTTCCATGAGCTGAAATATACTGACGATTACTTTGGAGACGAAGTTTCCATTGTGGATCTATCCAGAGATGAGAATGACGTGTTATTGCATTCTGATGTGATCGAGTCGGTAGGGCCACGTCAGCGAATATATATCCGTTGGGCTGTGCGTTTTGAAGTAGAAGATAAGGAAGTCTTAGAAATGGGACACAGCTTTGAAGCCGGAAATCATGAACCACCAATAGATGCAGAACGAGCTATTAAGTTCAGCAAAGATACTAATGGAGAGTGGGTGGAGTCATACATATATGAAGCAGTAACCGAAGATGGCGTAGAGGAGTACGCAGTATGAATCCAGACAAAGCAAACGATCATATATGGTTTGAGAAATATAAACCACTACCTAATCCCATTGACATGGGTGGGACATACTATGCCATTGATGGCGTTAACTACTCATGGGAAACCTTCGGGCCTGAACATGACATCGTTTCCAGAACTAGAGACAATTTTGTATGGACTTTAGTTGAAACTGAAAACGGAGAAGAAATTATCCAAGGATGGCATTGGGTGAACCGGCTCGCCTACTTCATTTGCGAAATAGGGTTTTTTGAGGAGAGAGGCGAGATAAACCACTACACAGCTTTTGATAATGAACATCATTTGCGTGAGCTTGTAGCAGGTGGAGATCCTGAAGCCGCAAAAGACCTGAAAAAGGCACTTCTAGTGGAAGGATACGATTACGCATGGCTGCTAAAATGAAACAAGCATTCCAAGAGTTTTGCGAAGATATTTTCGTAACTGCTGTCGAAGGTGGAATCGACTATTGGTTCATTTACACTCCCCATACATACGATCCAGATTTAGGCCGTATTGAAGGGACACCTTATGGTGAAGAAGAACCTGTAGTTATCAACCTTGCAGTAGTTTGGGCCGGAGTTAATTCTCTCATTGCTTTGGGAGATGACCTCCCAAACAAACTAGAAGGAACTCCAGTAGGTAATCTCGCTCGGCTACTAGAACACCATGATGCGGAAGGCTGGCTGCCAGACGTTCTAAACATAATTGATGCTGCTGATGCTGACTACATCGTGCAGTACGGATTGTTTGGAGATCTCGTATATGGATAAACCAATAATCGCTGCGTTTAACCTAGCGGTAATTTTAATACCGTTAGGTTGGATGCGTCGTAAAATAAATATAGACCAAAACAAGTCAGGCCAAGTCATTGAGCCTGACAAGGAGGAAAAATGAAAAGCAAAATATATCAAGTTTACTGGGGAGCAGACGGTTATCTTTACGACAACCCAGACTGCCCAGAATTTGAGTCAGACAGCATTGAAGAATGCGAAAAATATATAGAGAATGCTAGGGAAGAATACATCGCAGAATTTGGCGAGTTTTCTAAACACAATCTCTACGACTGGCACATACACCAAAAAGTTGTTCCGACACTTGACGGTAGCTACATCTTTCAAGGCCGTAGAACACTATGTGAAGAAATGAGTTTCGGCCCTAACGGATTGCTGACCATAAACCACGGATACAACATGGCTGTCGGCCTATCAACTAATGGCAGGTTCGACGGATACAAAGAATTGCGAGATCTATTCGTAGAAAAAGAACTCGTTGAACACACTGGCCGTGACTGGTCACTTGGTCACGACAACACCGAGAAAGCATTAGGGCTACGCAAGAAATGTCTTATGGAAGCCTTGGATTTAATGGAAGCAAAAGGTATTGCCAAGATCACCAAATTCAGGGTAGGAGGTGAGGAGGTTACGATGTCCAGCACCTACGATTACAGTTATGTAGAACCCATAGAAGTGGATTATCATTTCCGCTTCGTCGTGTTCACCCTGACTGGGTATCCTGACGACGATTTCTTCCGTGGACAGTACATTGCAATATCTAGGAAAACGATGTACCTACCGACTAGCCACCCTGACGATCAGGAAAGTTGGTGGGGCCGTTTTCAAATATTCAGGTTAATGGACTGGGAAAAACTTTGGTGCTACGTCGAAGAACCATCCATAAAATTATTTACCGGCCAATACAACGAGATACGGATTAAACATCATCTCGGAGCCGGAAAGATGTGGCCGACAGAACAAGGTGGCTATTACTACAGCACCGATGACTGGGCCTGCGCTATGTACCGTGAAATTGTGGATGCAGTAGAAGCCGGTAAAACAAACTTGCATCCGATCTACGCTAAAAGCATTTGGAGGGAGCGACAATGACACACCCTAAAACGTGCATAGAGGGCGATTGCAGCGAAATAGGCTACCCACCTAACGAAGTATGCGAAAAGCACCAGCACAGATACAACCACATGGTTTCAGCGTCTTGTGTCGAGCAACCATGCTTTGATGCCCACGGATGTGAAGTCCGTGGGCATTGCCAAACTTACGAACTGCTAAAAGATTTAGGTATCTATAACTAGTTCAAGCTGGGCCTGGCCGAAGTGAACCCCACAATTTTTTGTGGGGTTTTCTTCTTGCCGTCAATATCCATAAATCACTATCAGCTATACCTGTTAGCTATACCTACTTGCATTCCCAGTGTTGCCAACCGCCGATGTTTGGTAGGGCTAGTAGCCATGCTGATGCGTATATATTTGCGATTGGGTGGAACACTGAATACCCTGGGAATCCTGCTTCTTCGGCTCGCCAGTCCCACCATTGGGGGATGTGTTGGAAAAGGCCGGAAGCGCCGCTAGAGCTATTTACAGCGTTAGGGTCACCACGGCTTTCGCAATGAAGTATTCGCATGAAGCGTGGTGTTTGATCTTCTAGTCCGTATATTTCTAGTGCTTCTTCGACTATGGGGGTCCAGCGGTCTGTTTGGTGGCCCCATACTTCGGGTATTTGTGGTGAAGGAGCTGGTATCCAGGGGATTGTAAAAAACCAGATCGCTAGTTTGCTAATCGTCGCTACTACGTTGTCCATGCGGCGTAAGGGTCAGCGTACTGGCGGTATACGGCGAGCATTTCTGCTGCGAAATCAGCATCCATGACTGCTATTCTCCCAACTGTTTTGCCAACGACGCTGCGGCGATCTCCGTGGATGCAAAATAGAATCCATTGAGAATCGGTTCTAGCAGCGACCCGGCGTATCTTAGTCACCCACGGAAAAAGAGTCCATTTCTTACGATACTTGACTTCTACAATGAGGCCAGTTTCCCCCAACTGGATATCGTGTGACTCTTTCCCCGCGGGTGTTCTCACCGCGTCAGAATGACCGTAGCGGTATAACACAGCAACTATTTCGTTTTCTCCAACAGTGCCTTTTGCTTTAGCTTTAGAACCCATTAACATCACCTGCATAAAAAGTTTCAATGTATTTATCGAGCATTCTTCGTATCATGCCGGAACGTGAACGCCCTTCATCCAAAGCCATGTTGTCAATTTGTTCCGCTAAATCTGCTGGTACGCGTATAGCTATTAATTTGTCGTTTTTCATGCGTGTCCGTTTCTAGAAAGGTGGTTCGTTAGGGTCAAAGCCAGCGATTTGCTCTAGCTTGCGTTTCTTTTCTTCGGATAAGCCTTCTTGAACGGTTTGTCCTTCAGCCCACGCAGAAGTTTTGTTAGTGCGAACAACTGGAGCGATGTCCCACACTGAGCAGGACCAGCCTGTTTTAGTAGTGCCGTCTTTCGCTTTGTAAGAACGGGTTTTGAATTTGCCCCGGATAATTATACGGCTGCCTTTGCTAGTAGCGCCCATAATCGCATCGAAGTGGCTGGTGTCGCCTCCATCTGACTCCCAGAAAGTGATGTCACACCACACCGTTTGGTCGTCTTTTGAGGGCTGGTAGGCAAGAGCGTTCTCAAGAACCTGCTTCCCTGTTGATTCAATGACTTTACTAGACCATTCTCGGCCTAAATTGCCATGTGCATATCCTATTCCTTCACTCAGCATTTTGCTGCTCCTTTTCTTGTTGTTGTTTAACTAAATGATCGTGGAGAACGTACATGCCAGTTCCCTGACCGCCATCCACCCAGAGTTCGAGGCAACACCCCAGCTTTTCTGCACAGCGTCGGTAACTATTCGCCTCAATACATTGTGCTCTGAAGCCTTGCGATTTGTTGTTGCTAGGTCCGTCGTAATCTCCTGTTGATTCAACGACTGTCCATTTGCCATCTATCTGTACTTCTAAGCGCCATACTTGTGCTTCTATGTTACCTTCATTGTCAAAGATGTCTGAATCACGGACCTTAGACCAGTTATGTGGGCCTACAGCCGCCAACAATAATTGCGTCACATTGGCATGACTGACAAAAGCCAGATCTCTGCCAGCTTTCGGTTTGGTTTCTACAAACCTTCTATTAACAGGTTTGGTAAGTTGAATAAGTTGTTTCATACTAGCTCCTCAGCTAAATCCATTAAATTCTCAGCGTGGTACTGGGCCGATGCAATCGTCGCATCAACCGGACCCACCACAGAACAAATACTGTTGTACCTGCAATAGCGACAATTCCACGGCTGGCCTTTTGAAGCACCGTACCCTGGGGGATTCTCAACCAAAGTACCTACTCCGTAATCGTCATAACATATAGCGTCGCTAATTTTGTCAGATGCCAAATCAGCTTGCACTTGCCTGAACTTCTCCAACTCTCGTTCAGCAAGTTCTCTAGGAGTTGCCCCTAAACTCTCAATATGTTCATCAAGGCCAATGACCCATTCAATAACATCTCCCTGTCGGGTGCGGCTTCGGAAATCTGATTCTTTCGCTATGTAGCAAATCATCAATTCGTCTATTTCTTTTTCAGCTCCGATAGCGTAAAGAGCCGCTTGAGTGATATGGGCCAGCTTGGGGACATCATCTTCCTTCGCTATCTTCATACCAAAGCCAGATACAGTTTTAATTTCAAGGAGGCGAAACTTGCCTTCCTCTACTTCAATGATGCCGTCGCAACTTCCGCTTAAACTCACTCCGGTGCTGCTCAAATCAATAGCGGTTTCGTACTCTCCACCGAACTTATCTAAACACGCATCCTGCACGACAGTGTGCATGTGAGTCCCTATCGAAAAAGCCAACAAAGTTGACGCTTCGATTCGGTGGATCTCAGGTATCTTTAATGCGTTAAAAGATATTTGTCTTTTGCAAGACCCCGAATCCGAAATACGCATCATAGTATTGCAAGCTGTGGGCTTCGGGCCTTCAGCTTCGCGCTTATCCAACATGTGTTGGGAGTAAGCACCTAGAACATCAAACGTTTTTTTCATAGTTCCTCCAATAAATGTTTAATAATGTCATACCTTTACTATAGCGTAAAAGTATAACAAATACAGTTATTCGATACCTAAACGTATCCTACGCATACGCCAACGTATTCTTTCACTCGGTATCATGCCACCACGAACACCGAAAAAGGGCTGGTTAATGTCCTCTATTTCAATAGATTCAAGTAAGCATTGCTCTTGAACTGTGCAGCTCTCACAAACGTACCTACATTTAGGCAAATCATTTCCGTAAAACATTTCTGTCATGCCTTTACAAGCAGCCCGGTCACGCCATTCCACTTAAATACCTTACTAAAGGTTGCCATTATCTTGGTGGCAAGGTAAGATTTTTTATGAAGGTTCCTCCTTCTTAATTGGTTAAGAAACCCCCATCAGCTTTACTTCTGTTTTCTGTAGTTTGTTAATTGGCTGGTGGGGGATTTCTTATTTAGATCCCAAATAATAAGATTCTAAATTCCTAATACGTTGTTCATGATCTTCTAATTGATCTTCAACGTTGTCTAGAACAGCGTCACCCCTGGCCAAACGAATCTCAATCTTAATAAGAACGGTAGATACCCAGGCCATCCACGGCAAAAGGCATCCAGTCAGTACCAGAAGAAATAACGCTTCTAGACTCACTCGTCTTTCCAATCGATAGCGACACCGATCATGTGGCAAATGAACGAACCTACGGTAAGCCAAATGCCGTATTCCCTTGTCTCACCAGATAAAGTGATTAGCACGATACCTGTTGACCCGGCGGTAAGCGACAAAGCAAAAATTTCTTTTGTCATTCTTTTAACTCTACGTTTTATCATCGTTCGCTTTTCTCCTTGGCGCTTCGGGACCACTGGGAGCAGCAGCTTGCGGACTGCTAGGTCGAGGTGTAGGTGTAGGTGTAGGTCTTGGTGTCGGTGGAGGTGTAGGTCGAGGTGTAGGTCTAGCTACCGCTGCTCCAGTCGCTATTGTAGCAACCGTCGTGACAGCAATCACTACCCGACGATCTTCAACAGTAATCGTTGAATCCTCAGCGACGTAAGTTTCAAGACCGCCAGCGTACACATTAACTTCTTCTTCCAACTCAGCTTTAACCTCGTCAGAAGCCTCATTAAAGATCTCCGGGGCTGCCTCAAAAAGCTCCTCTACCTGCTCCTCAGAAGCCTCCTCAAAAAACTCCTCATTATCCTCTAGGATTTCTTCAAGAATTTCCTCAACGTTATCTTCATCTTGTAATATCTCAGAAAGAATTTCGTCGTCAAGCTCATCTATATCCAACTCCTCAAAATCAACTTCTTCAATGTCCTCAAATTCTTCAAGGACAAATTCAATATCTTCTTCCTCTGATTCTAGAACATCTGCCTCATCCAAGTCGGCATTTTCTTCTTCGTCTGGCTCCACCAATTCTTCAAACTGTGGTTCAGGTTCATCAACCAAATCTTCAAATTCTTCTTCTTCAAATTCCAATCCATCTTCAAACTCCTCATCTATAAATTCTTCTTCTATCTCAGGTAACTCATCAAAATCAAAATCGTATTCCTCCCATTCTATATCTTCAAAGTCCCAGATGATATCATCGTCGTATGGGTATTCTTCTTCTTCCTCTGGTTCTATTATCAATGCTGGTGGTTGCCACGCTTCTTGCTCTGGGGGTTCATATTCCAATTCTGGCAATTCTTCTGGTAGTGTGGTTGGTTCCTCTATCTCTATTGGGGTTGGCTGTAGTGTGGGTTCTGGTTCGGGCAAGATTTCTGGAGGAGGTTCGGGGACATCATCTTCGACAGTGGGAACAGGAGTGGGGTCGATTTGAGGACTAGGGTCAGGTTCAGGCGTTGCCGTAGGCGTTGGCTCGATTTCTTCCTCAGGCGTAGGCGTTGGTTCAGGTTCAGGTGTTGGTGTCGGATCAGGTTCAGGCGTTGGCGTAGGCGTAGAAGTTGGTTCTGGAGTAGGTGTCGGGTCAGGAGTTGCAGTCGGCTCTGGTTCTTCTGAATTATCTAACGACCAGGAACCGCCGGACAATTCCATCGTGTACGTTCCTATATGCTCGTCATCGTAAGCATCAGCCCTAAGCTGATACGTCCCTATGTCTAGGGTAGGTGTTAATTGGCTATCCCAGCACATGTTACTCCCATTATTATGCGGAGCAGAATCGTCATCATCCGCAACTAACGTCAATGCCCCTTCACTGTCAACGCTATATAACCAGATGTGCGGATCGGCAGCGTAAGCGTGAGGTGCGTTATCCCAGTCTGAGCAGGTCATGGAGGAGAAGGTAATGGCGTTTATCGGGGTCTGGTCCTCAGTTATTTCCAACGTGAAGGTAGGCCCAGCTTCAAATTCGTTAACCCACACAGTGCAACGCAACAAATCATCTTCTTCATCCTCAACACAAGTCGTAACGTTCTCAGCTTGAGCGCTAGCCGGAGCCAAAAACGCCATGATAAGCATGGAAGCAAACAGTATCCGTGACAGCACAAAGAAAAAACGAGCCATTCACCCACAGTACAATTATCAATTAAGGAACGATAGAGGGCTTTTCGGTTTTCTCAGCTAGTCTACTTCTGCTATAAGAGTGACAATCGTTGCATTGCCATCTTTGGTATTTGCTTACCTGAGTGTATGCAAACCCTCTGCGATGCAAGTTATACGAACCGCAAGTTGGGCAAGCATGTTCTTGTGAAAAGATATTTAAATTAGGATGGTTCTTCATCCAGGGCCGCAAAACTAAATACACATCGCGTAACAAATCTACATCTTGCCGGGCGTATTTAATCATAGTTTTCCACGATTTCATATCACCACGCATACAACCAGCCCACAGTTGAAAGCCACCTGTTTGCACTTTTTCTCCAAGCCCAAGATGTTTACCTACATGGTTAAGACGATTTGAGTTAAACATAAAATACTTGCGAGCTACTTTCAAAGTGTCTACAGATTTTACAGATGACGGTGGGCCAAGCCCATGTTTAATAAACCTGGCATTAGCTTTACGCATGTCAAACTTGTCGCCATTGTGCGCTATAACAATGTCAGCTTCATCAATTAATTCCCACAGTTTACTAACAACATGAAAATCGTTTTCAAAATCTTCAGCATACAACTCAGGAAAATCAATTAACGAACAAACTTTCGTGCGTTTCTGATGCTCCCAGCGGTACGAAACACACAACATGTACCATTCACGTTCATGTTCTATAACATCCTGCTGGTACTGGCCCCACACATACGCTAAATTAGGCGCTGTTTCAATATCGTAATACAGAATCTTGGTCATATACCATTCTAGGGGACAGTTAGTAGTCGAAGGGTGCATACCCCTTCCCACCAGTTGCCATCGTCAGATAATTTCTCTGCTGACATAGCTATCTGATCGATTACGCAAGTGTCGCTCTGGGAACCTTCCTGATAGGTGATTATTTCTCTGTTCGTCATTGCTGTTTTTAACGCATTGTATTCAACTTTCGTGTCATACGCTGCTGCTGAACCCCTACCCCTAGATGTAGCAACCCTCGATTTAAGAATAATTGGCACTATTATCTCGTCAACTCTTGTCGGAGCAGGGAACGCTTTAATCTTCCAAGACTCTATTTGCGGTCCTGCTGTAACTGTTGTGTCTCTAGTTAGGTTTAATTGTATTTTGAACGTTTCTGACAACTCAGGGACAAGTGTCGTAATGTTTGCTGGTGTTTTGTTCGCCAATGCTGCTGTAGTTACTGAGATGTTTTCATCGTTTGTAATTGTCGCCGTCGTTGTTCCACCTGCGCTTGTACCAGCCACAGAATACTGCACTTCAGAGCCACTGTATTGAACACTTGAACCACTGTATTGGTTACTTGCAGATGATAAAGATGCAGGCGCTTGCCGTAACTCAATACTACGAAGCACCTTATCAAATTGACTGTTCCAACTAACATCGCCAACAACTAACGTACCTGTAGCTGCTAACTCACCTGTTGACTTTTCACCCTGCACACCATTAGTTGTGTCGGTAAAGTATGTTTCCCCTAGCGCTCTAGCGATGTAAGAAACATTGCTAGGCGTTGCGTCAGCGCCACCAGATGTACCGTCTTTAACAGATACAAGATCTGCTGCCCAAGCTGGGACTAGTGTTTCAGTAAACCGTGACAAATCAGCACGATACACCTTACCTGAACCGCCTCCAAACCATACAAATCGTTCATCAGCAGCCAAACTGTATACTTGCCCAACGTCGTCGATAACAGGACCATAAGTTATTGAACCAGACCCTGCATCTATCGCAGCAATACGCAACCCTTTAGTTGTAGCTAAAGCAAGCAACCCAGCGTAAGAAACCATGTCATTAATTTTCTCACCTCTAGGCAACTCAGCCACTTGTTGCGGTTCTTCAAGCAAACCATCAGCAGCTCCAACAGCTACAAAGCTAACAAACCCTGTATCAGCAGCGTTACCGGCTGCGTAAAACCCTACCGGGCCTGAACATATTGTGACCCAACTCCCACCTGCTTGCGGAATAGTTGAATCAAGGCTGCTTGAAACTTTCGCACCACTAGAGTTCACTTCGGCTATGTTTGTCCCATCTAAGAAAAACAATCGGCCCCCAACAACTCTTACAATGTCAGGGTTCAAAGAACCAAAACTTGTAGGTTGTGTCGTCGCCCCAAGGTTCACACTCGCAGCGGCTCTGTTAGCACTATACGCAATAAATACTTTAGACCCATCCGTTGTAAAATCGCTTATTGTTTGGGGGCTAGCTAAAGCTGTAACTGTAGACCAGTTAACGTCAGCGTCAGCCGAACTAAACGCATTAGAGAAATACAAATTTGTTCCCTGAGCCACATACATGTACGACCCAAGCATTTTCATTTTTACATCAGTCCACGCAAACGTGTCATTCTTAGACTCACAAATAGGCAACAAAGAAATCTTGCCTTCAGTCCACACATCCACATTCGTAGACGAATTAAACCTGCCCCTATTAGACTCAGCATGGTCAAAAAACTGTTGCCCAGCTCCAAACGACCAATCCGTCTGCGACCTCAACCAAAACTGGTTATCAATAGATTGCTCTCCAGGTTCACTTGAAGTGTCCCTTTGCTCACGCAACGTAGGAATAGCAGTCCGACGGTACTGGTTAACGTCAATGTTGTACGAACGTTCCGTAGCATCTATCGTTAAAGTAACTGGTAGCCGTTCAGCTTTGTGAACCATTTAGACCCCTCTATAAAAAGAGTTCTGCGTTTTTGTACCTGACCGCATCCAATACGTTGGATACTGTTGATCTAACCTTGCTGCCTCAGCGTTAATTCTAGTTTCACGCAACGCCCGAAGGTCACGCATAGAAGCAGATATAGCACCAGCAGGAACCTCATCCGCTCTACGACTAGATCCCTGTTCGTCAATAAATTCTCGTCGAACAGGTCGTGTAGACATTAACCGTAACGCTGCTCCAACTGACGGCAAATCATACGCTGAAGAATGCAAGCCAACAGTACTTAACGCTGTTGACGTAGCAGCCAACGCAGTAAACCCTGTCTTGTATTGTACTCTGACTGCTTGCCCGGAGTTAGCGTCATCATGCAAAATTAAAGCGTACCCTGAAGCAAATGAACTTGTCTTTCGATCTCGTCGCAAAGTCCACGCAGGCAACACCGGCTCAGTGTTCTCAGAACCGTCATCAGTGTACGTTACTTGGTACACAGTCAAAACGTCGTCAGTTACCCCGGTCAGGTCGTATCCGTCTTGAGCTATGTTGTATGTAAACTCAACGGTTTTCATCTGATACAAACCATTTTGCGGAGATGATAAGTCAGCTAATTCATCATTAATAGCGTTTAACACAAGCTGTGCAGGAAATTTAGGATTAACCGTAATCAGATCTCCTGTGCTATGTGCAGCAGCAGTAGTGCCACGAAAAGCACGTTTAACCGTAGCGTCGTTATTTGTAGCGTTAACGCTAAACACGTACATTAACTCAGTACCGATTTCAATAAGTGAACCTTCAACAATCCCAGCAGTATCATAAGTAAAATTCAAAGTCGTTGCAGAATCATTAACACCTGTAGCTAACACGTCGTGTTCTTCAACGTAATCAGTTAACAACAAATTCTTTGTTTCATCTATCCAAGTTTGAGCGGTCATAACGCATCAATACTATTCATAAGTCTTTCGCTTTCTTTCCTACTCGCATCGCTAGAATACAAACGACCTGCCTGGATTTCGTTTTTAGTTTCAGCGTGTTTTTCTAAATGAGCTGAACCATTAATAGATTTAGGTTGCAAACCATTCTGGCGTAAACGCTTATAGGCAGACATATCAGCATCTTTAGCTTTATCAGCTTTTTTTGTAGCGTCTAAATCAATAACAGAATTACGAGAAGGCGTAGCTGAAGGCGCAATGTTTACACCTGAAATAAGTTTAGTCATTGCTTTCCCACAAGTAACGCAATGAAACGAATGCCCATCATTAAAGCCATGTATTATTTCTTCAATGTTTCCGCATTGTTTACATTTATAGTCATACCGTGGCATAACCCTCTACCTCTATTCCGTACCCAGCATTTTGTAAAATATTTATTTCTTCATCTGTAAAATCAGTAGGAGATTCATGCCCACCATATATTGTCCGAGAAACTGTACTTACGTCTGCCGGTTGTCGAGTCGTTACCGACCCATCGTTTAATATAAATATATTAACCCCTCTAGCTGTCGGAGGATAGAATCTCCGCAAGTTCCTAGCAGGGCTAATAGTTGGGAATCTAGTAACGTCTAATGTCGGGACCGTATTTTCAAACACTGGAACGTATTTTTTATGAAACAACAGTTGTTCTATAAACGTAGACCCGGTGATTGTGTCAACAGATATTTCTTGGTCCATGCTGACAGTCACAGACGGCGTTGTAGACGTTCCAGCAATAACTGATGGTTCTACACTAGCGTCGCCTGTAATCGTCGCAGAAGGCGTTGTAGCAGCCCCAGCAATCACTCCAGCAGCGACACTAGCCGTACCTGAAATAGTTGCTGACGGCGTAGCGCCAACACCAGCAATCACACTAGGAGCAACGTTCGCTGCCCCTGAAATAGTCGCTGAAGGTGTCGTAGCAGCAGTCGCTACCACACTAGGAGCTACATTAGCTGCCCCTGATACAGTCGGTGCAGGTACAGTTGTTGTAGCTGCAATTACCGCAACGGCAGCATTCGCAGAGGCTGTCACGGTTACAGCCGGAACAGTCGCAGAACACGCTATCGTTGATGCGTTGACTGTCGCGTCTACTTGCGAATATTTTACGCTTGAACTTGCGTAGGTAACCGCAGATGAACTGTAGTTTATTGTCACCTGCTGACCTCACTACTCTTCGCCGTAAAGAATCTCCTCAGGCTGAGTCTTACGACCAACCAACGAGAATGAACTATCTCCAACTTTAGTAGCAGCCCAACCTTTAAGAACAGATAACACGGCAGCGAACCCAGAAGCTACAACAAGTTTCCAGTTGCTTACGCCCATCTCAAGGAAAGAGTTACCACTGATTGTGGCTACTGCTGCTTGTACGAAAGTCGCTCCGCAGCGTTCAAGTAAATCTAGATATTCTTTCATTTTCTTAATAAAGCCTTCCAGGTATTAGGACCAACGATCCCATCAACATATAATAGACGACGCTTTTGGAACTCCACAACAGCCTTATGTGTAAGCTTTCCAAAATCTCCGTCTACTTTGTACCGATAAAACCCCTTATTGCCAAGAAGCCCTTGGACTACCTCTACAGGTTGCCCCTTAGAACCCTTCTTCAATGGGTGTCGTCGAATCAAATCTTCTATCTCAGCTAACGCAGCGCCAATACCCTTAAGGTCTTGCTTGGCTTTCTTCTTAGCTTTTGTCCCTTTCAAAGCAGGAGCATCAAACCACTGAATCTTGCCCTTAACTACCTTGCAAGGCTGATGATGCCACCACTCTCCCGGAACATACGCAACCATGCCATAAGATTTAGCTATGGCGTTCACTTGAGAAGTACTGATACCTCGACCAGTAATTCTAAAGTCAACGGCATAACCCCAGTTATCAAACGCTGGTTGTTGCATGTGGTAGGAGCCTTGAAAACCTGACGCTGTTTTGCGATCAGGGTTGGCTGCCAGATTGAAACCAGGTCGTTTAGCCTTAAAACCGTCAAACAGGTACTTCTGTTGACTGTAGGTGCGTACAGCGGACACCACTTTGACACGGCCAGAGATTCTATCATCGGCGAAGAATGCTTCTAACCTGCGTTTGAACTCAGGGTGTAGAAGTTTGGTGTTAATGCTACTGTTCGTCGTCGGTATCATTGTTATGAAGGTTCATCAGGAAATTCTACAACCATTCCCAATGTAGCAGTTGCAGGCAAATTTCTTAATGCTGTCCTATATGAAGCCCATTCAACTTTTTTAGAATCAGACAATGGGCTGTCTGCTGTTTGAGTCCAGTCAGAAGTTACTAGGCGACGATTTCTTTCTAATCTGAGCATGGCTACCCATTGAGCGTCACTCATTGGGCCGTCAGTACCATCCTCCCACTGTTCTGTCCTAGAATTGTATATTCCATGTGCTGGTTCTAAACCTATTTGAAACATCATGCTGCCCGATACCATCCGTTCATGTGAATAATTCCGCTTGTGTTCCACCCTGCTGGAACATTTGTACCACCGTTAGCATTCGTCAAAGAAGCGTAAGTGCCACTTGCAACCTCAGTGCAAAGAAACGCTGTAGACCCTGAAGTCAGAACTGGCCCTTCGTAAAGCGTTCCTCCGTCTGGAGCTAGCCCACAAGTTAGCCATTGGTAGCTAGTATTACCCTCTGCTGCCACTGGAAGTGACACGGTCATAGACCCTGACGAATAACCAGTCCCACTACCTGCTACAGCTCTCATTTTTACGAATACCCATTCGTCGAGCTGAACGTATTGTGCAACTACTGTCG